TCCATTTTCTAGCTCGCTTTGCATTATTAGTTGCTGACTGTGGGTAATCAGTATATGATTGAAATCTTATGCTAATAGATTCTAGCTTTTCTATTATATCTTCATAGCTCATAGCTTGATTGTTATTTTTGGTGGTATTATCTGTATCTCTATTTTCCATATTTTAAACTTTAACATTAGTACCCAGCACCTGCATCTGTTACAGGTATATTACAAGTACTAAAGTCATTCATAACTTTTACGCCTATTGTAAAAACCCAACCACAACATAGATTATCAAACCGTTCTTGGAATGGCTCTATTGTAAACTGGTCTTGTGTAAAATATAAAGGCTTGTTAATATCATTTACTCCTTCTAATGATTGTCTTGAACTATGCCTAAGCATACCAATAAAATCTGTGCATATTTCTAGGCATTGGTTAAATACTTCTTGCTCATTGTTTTTCATATCAACTAGCTTAGTCAAATCAGCATGCTGTTTAGTTTGCCAGTCGCTTTTCTCACTTACCATATCCATAATAAATATCTGATAGTTATATACTAACTCAGAATCTCCTGTTGTTACATTTACTGGGTTGATGTGTAATAATGGAAACTTTTCCATTTTCTCTAAGTTGATGTCAAATATATCTCCAACAGAAACAGTAGATATTTGATCATGATACTGTGCCAATCTAATTAAAGTATTTGTTACGTTATTGTATGTCTTATTGTTGACTGCCATGTTTAACTTTATTTTGCGATTCTAAATCTGTTTCATAACTTAACCAAGTAAATGCCTCTAATAAGTTAAGTTTTGTTATTTGTTCTAATTTTGAAATATCTGCGTTGCACAATCTATACATTATTCCGAAGTACCCCCATTTTTCTGCAAATGATTCTGTTGCAATTGCAGTTTCATTTCCTTCATGCGATCCATCAAATATGATGGCAAAATCTTTGTAAATTCTTTGCCTAAAGTCCAAAAAAAAACCAATGCACTTTGCACTTGATCTGCTGACATCTTTTTCATCTGTTCGGCTCGTATAGAAATATTACCATCATACGCTGCAATAGTATATATTCCATTTGATGTTTCATCTGTTATAGGTCTATACAATATTGACATTATCTCTGGTAGATTACTTTCCATTCCATTTGTAAACATTGTTTCTAAGTCACTCCATTCCCCAAGTGTTATCTCCTCTAAATTAGGATGAAACCCAAATTTTTTACCCTCTATTTCAATTATCTTTTTTAAAGAACTATCTTGTTTTTTTTGCAGTTTTGCTATGGCACTTAAAATTACAGCAACATCTTTTAATTCTAATTCCTTTATCAACTTCTTAGGAATGTTAGACAGTTCTGCAATTATATTTAACGCTTCACTACTCTTTGTGCCATTATGATAATCAATTAGCTTTACCCACTTTTCAAGAGTGACATCACTCCATTTGCTAATTAATTTAAACTGCTTTGTCTTGCCCTTCTTCTTAATCTTTACCTTCATCTAATATATAATAGAAAAGTTAATATTTTAGTTTATTGTACAAAATACCTTCCTGCATTTGGATTATCTAAGTGGTAAATAACATTATATCTTACACCATCAATAGCGTGATTATAATTATCTACATAGAGTTTTGATCCTTTGTCTGCGTACACATAGTTGTTTAATTCTTTAGCTATGTTTGTTGATTCTGGACTAACTACTAATTCATAATCTTGCATTCTAGTTATACCACTTTCAATAGTTCCTTTTTTAACTGGCTTTATGTTTACGCCTAAATGCTTTAAATCTGCAATCAATCTTGGCTCTGCTGAATCAGCAATGATTAACTTATTGCCTACTTTGCTTAATATAATCTCAGCAAGCTGATTAGATTTTAATCCATTCTGATAGATATGCTCTTTTAAATATAGCTTACGCTTTGACTTATCAATAGCAACTTCTGTTAAGCTATCTGGATCAATGCTAAAACCAAAGTCCATACCACAAGATGTTTGTAAGCCATCAGGATTAAATTCTCCAAATGTCCAATTAGTAAACACTACGCCATCTGCACGATCAAGCCAAGAGCCAAGTATTCTATGTTGGTATTTTTTAAAGTTTCTGTGCTTAATTGTTTCTACACGCTGTATAAAGCTGTCTGAAAGGTTTTCCTTGTTGTCTAGGTATGTACTGTGGATGTAGCATACATTGTCTCTAACTCCATTAAAACCAGCTTCTACGCCTTTGTCTTGAAAAAATCTATTGTATATCCAATGCTCTTTAGTAACTGGGTTTAGTATAAGTATAATTCTATTCTGCACACCTTTCTCTCTAATACTTAAATCAATAGTATCAAATATATCCTCATCTATTAACTCTTCAGCTTCATCTAATACCCAAGTGCTTATACCCTGTAATGATTTTAAACTTGCTGTCTGGTTACCAGCAGATGTTTTTATACCTCTAAATAGTATATCTGATTTATTGCCTAGGTTTACAACCTCAGCTTTATTTACGCTAAATATATTGTCAAAACCAAGTAGGCTTATCTTTTCTAAGAACTCAGGAATAATAGACAAGTGTGCTGATACCATTGTGTATCTTGTAAACAATATGCGTATGTTTTTTGACATTGTAAGCAACGTAAGAAACACAGTTACAGCAAATGACTTTCCAGAACCTCTACCACCTGTTATTATAAAATAACGAGCATCAGATTCAAATAAAGGATTATATTTTTCGTTAAGATTCAGTTTTTACAAAGTTTATCAAAGGCATATTGATGCTGTCATCATTAGTTGTAACATCAACCCTTTGTTGTGGTTTACCATAAAAGTATTCAAAAAATAATTTGACTGCCCATTGTTCTTTCTTTTCTAATCCTTTTTTTAGTGATTCTAACGCTATGTCATTCATAGGTGTTAGATTCTCTATTAGTTTTTGCTCCTCAGCTTTTGCTTTTCTACCTGCCCCTGCTCTTTTACCACCGTGTGTATTCATTTTGAAAAAATTTGATTAATCAAGTTGTTATTATATAATAGAAATTACTCATATTCATTTGGCAGCATTAATCTTATTCCTAATTCTGTTAAAGCCCATATACGTATTTGATCTGCATATATCTCAAACTCTTTTGTATTCATTCTTGCTGTGCTATTTACTGTTTGAAGCCCTATTTGCTTTTCGTTTATCTCTACGCTTTGCCATTCACTAGCAAACTTTACTTTGAGTGTATCGTGCATTTCATCTGGAAAATACCCTAACTCATTTGCTAATGGTTGTACTATACATGCCCAGTAATAATTGTTCTGCATATTTGATCTATTGTTTCTTTGTTTTTTTACCTTTACTATATAGTCACTACCTAATTTTTTCAAATAATTAAATAGCGTTTGCTTATCTTGTGTTGTATTTACTACAAAATTCATTAATACTTTCTTGCTAAACTATTGTTAAATCTCTTTTTTAATTCCTTACTTATTCCAGCACTTAACATCTCTTGATTTATTCTAAACTTTTCAGCTATGGACTTCATTGTAACATCTGAGTTTTTAAAGTAATATTTTACAGCTTTACTCGTTAGTGCTTTTAAGTATGTTCTTGATCTTCGCTTACTCATTATTTAAAAGGTTCGTTTATTCCACGTTCTCCACACAGCTTTTCTTTAGCACTATCCCAAAGCATATCCCCTCTTTTCTTTTTACTTAAAGATGCTTCAGTTCTTTTTAAACTTGGCATCCCTTCTTTAGGTTTACTATCCATATATTTACCACACTCACATTTAGCTTCTTTGCAAACCCATTTACCATTACGCAATACAATAGTTGCTTTTAGTATTTCTTTCTCTTGTTTACAACATTCGCATTTATATAAAGTCATTCTGCTATTGATCCAGTTAATATTTTTTTTTCAGAACACAATCTGTCAAGCTCAAACTGCAAATGATTTATTGCCTTTTGTATATCTTGATCTGCTGGGTTTCCATCTTTTTTACCTGCTCTTAATAAATAAGAAACTGCTGTACCTATGTTGTAACTTAATTCGAAGTCCTCTACTACACGCCTAGCAGAGTAGCCATAAGTAGTACCAACATAATAATTAGGCTCTGGTGTTTTTTTATAATTTGTTTTTTTCATTCGCTGTATTTTTATTTGTCATTGTTTTATTTAAAAAGTATTTTTTGTTTTAAAATATCTTTACAAAACCAAGCTACTCCAAAGTGGGGACTACCTTTACCTGTAAAGTCAATTCTTTTTTTTAACACCAACAACTCAATACCATTTTCACTAAACATTTCCCCCCTTTTAATTCCTTGTAAAGAACTTACTGGCAACAGCAAAGCAAAAGGTTTTTTTAACTCATAACATCTTTCTATAAATTTGTCCTTTTTAGAATAAGGGGGATTTGTTATTATAACATCTACTCCATCAGGTATATCATCTGTAAGAAAATCTCTATCTTCACTTGACAAACATTTATATCCATTTTCATTAAAACAATCCAAAATACTTGAACTAATTCTGCTTGTGCAATCATAGTAAACATTATTTCTGCTTAATTCACTAAGCAACGGTAACACAGCATTATTTGGAGTGTAGCATTCATCAAATTTACAAGTTTTGTGTAGCATTTTAATATTTGTTGATGCCATAGTTAATTATTGTATTTTTGATATATTTTTTTTATTTCATCATAGCAAGTTGCAATACATGATCCACAATTAGTAGTAGGACTGTAATTTGTGCTGTGTATTATATTATAAGTTTCTATCATTCTTGCTTTAGCTTGTGCATCTTTTGCCCTTCCTGTTTTTAAATCTTTCCACATATCTAATATTTCATCTATTATGTATTGTGGCAAATCATCTGGTGTTTCTATTTCTGTTGTTTTTTGCCAATAGTTCTTAGGACAACCCATAGGTGCTAATCTTGCTTTTATTTTCATAAAACATTTACATACACCACAATTACCTAGCAAAGGCAAATAGTAAGAGCATGCTTTACATATTTCTATGCGATCCTTGTAAATTCCATTTGGTACTAGAAACTTCATATTTTCTTATTAATGTTTTATCTTTTGAAAATGGGTATGGGTAAGAAAAACCAAACTGCATTACAAAGCTATCTTTTTTTTTCGGATCATACATTTTCATCTAATTCATCTTTTATTATTGTTCTAACTTTGTCTATTGTCGTAAACAAGCTGTTTCTACTAATCTTTGTTTTTGCAGCTAGTGAATCAAGCGTATTACCTTCATAGTAATATAGCTTAAATAATTCTGCATCATACCAATGCAAATTATCAAGAACACAATCAATCTTTTCTAACTTGTTAAGCCTTTCATGATCTACTTTTTCGTTTGGAATGTTTGATATATCTTTATGATGATAATTGCCAGATATTGTATAGCTATCCACGTTAGTGTTATTGGTAGAATAAATAGTGCTGTCAATATGCGTATAATATTTTTCATATTTATAATAAAAATTACTTCTTTTACTTGTTAATGCCCTTCTTAATGCAACTGCTCCATATTTTAAAATTCCATTAACACCATCTTTATCCCATATATTTGATAGTGTCTGTTTATTCATTTGTAAAAAATAGAGCATTAATTCCTGTACTGCCTCGTGTATTTTGTTTTCATCATTAGTAATACCATAAGCCATAGTTCTAAATTGATCTGTTAACTTTGATATTTCTATGTAAATGTTAGTCATTTGTAGGCTCTAACTTGTCTAGCTTTGCTACTGTTTCTTGTAACATTTGATCTAACACTACTTTATATGCTCTTACAACTGCTGCATTTTTTCTAGTTTCTATACCTGCTAAAAAACCACTTGTCATAACTGATAAGTTTATAGGCATTATCATTATCCAATCATAAAAATTATTCTCCCTTACACCTTCGCCATAACCATTTGAGTAATCTACTATCAATTGTAATACATCTAGATAGTTCTTGTATCTTGTTTTTGTTGCTACTTCTTGTGCAAATTGTTTACACAATTCAACGTATATTTCAATGATCTGTTTATGTTGCTCGCTTGAATATATTGCAGTTTGCATATTCAAATTTATAACAATAATTTATTCAATTCCCTTTTCTTTTTTTAAGTTATCAACAGCTTTTTTGTAATAACTAATCTTTTCATCATAATCTACTCTAGAAAACTTGACTATTTTTTTTGCCAAAAATTGTAACTCCTGAGCTGTGCCTTCTCCATACTTATGATCTAATGCTAAAGCAAATTTATACTGCTCACCCTGTTTAAACATATTACAACCTACGCATTGTGGCTGACAATTAATCTCATCAAATCTTGTAGCTAAAAAACTTCTAGATTGAAAATGTCCACACTGCATTCCAGATTTATAATGCTTAACACATCCACAAGTAAAGCATTGTACCATACCTTCAATAGTTGCATCTCTTAACCTTATATAAAGGCTAAACAATTTATCTAATTCTTTTTTTAGCTTACTTATAGATTTCATATATTTTTAATTAAGTCAGCTATTAATTTCCAATCATTAACAGTGCTGTCATTTTTATTTTTATACAATGCTCTGAGTTTAATTAAAACATCATTGACTTTTTGTTTTTTAGTTTTCTTTGTTTTTTTAATGTTTACAGGTAATCTATCTGTTAAGTCCCATTCTATTACATTCACACCAGTAATAGTACACCTTCTATTTCTAACTTCATAAATAACTCCTAAATCTCTTAATTCAGTAAATCTAGCTCTTGACTGACTTATTTGGTTTTCTTTAGTAGTCATTGTTGCAAATGCCTCTCCACTTGTGCATGGAGCTTTTTTTAATATAGCTTCATAAACTTTTAACCTCATTTTAGATAGCAGTCCTTCTGACTTTATTTTATTATAACAATCTATTGATGTTTGTCTTATATTCATTCTCGTATTTGTCTTATTAGCCACATTCCAATGGCTGTTATTATTACCCATCCGATCATATTATTTAGTTTAAAAAAAAGAGGGGGTTAACCTATACAAAGTATAACTTCTCACAGATTAATATTTATATTGGTTTAACCCTCTTTTTATGTTATCATTTTAATTGGTTCTTGATACCACAAAGTTTTATCTTTATCTTTACCTAATGTATGTACTTCATAGTATGCATTGTCAATAGTTTTTTTGTGTGCATATACCCATTTGTAAAAAGTTCTAATATTTAAAAATGGCTCATCCTTTCCAAACCTTACGCCCTGATGAAAAGCATCTTCAACTTGATTAAATGTTAAATTACAAAATCTCTTTTCAGTGATTAAATCTTTAGCAAATATCTTGCTAAGTGTAGCCATAGTTTGAGGATCAGTTTTATGCCCTATTTCTACTGATGTCTTAGCTATTAAATCTAATACTTTCTCAGCTAAATCTTTTACGTTTTCATTTTTTAATAGTTTCATAATAATTTTTTAGCTTTTTGCCAAGAACTAATTTGTGCATCTAGCTTTGACATTGT